GAAAAGAAAACAAACAACAGTATAATTATTAAAACAATATGGAACAAAAAATGGAAAAAATTTTAGTAGAAAATCCAAATCGTTTTGTAATATTCCCAATCAAGTACAACGATATTTGGGAATATTATAAGATGCATCAAGCTGCGTTTTGGACGGCAGAAGAAATAGATTTAAGTGGTGACCTACGTGATTGGGAAAACTTATCAGAGAATGAACAGTATTTTGTAAAAAATATTTTATCGTTTTTCGCAGCATCAGATGGTATTGTAAATGAAAACTTGGCTGAGAATTTCTACAGAGAAGTACAATATCCTGAGGCAAAATTCTTTTACGGAATTCAGTTAGCAATGGAAAACATCCATAGTCTAATGTACTCACTTCTTATTGATACTTACGTGTCAAATGAAGATGAGAAGAACAAATGTTTTACTGCTTTAGATAACCTACCTGCAGTTCAGAAGAAGGCTAAATGGGCTTTGGATTGGATTGAAAATGCGTCGTTCCAAGAAAGATTGGTTGCGTTTGCTGCGGTAGAAGGTATCTTCTTTTCAGGTTCATTCTGTTCTATCTTTTGGTTGAAATCAAGAGGTATTATGCAAGGATTGTGTAATGCTAACGCTTTGATTTTCAAAGATGAAAACCTACACTGTGACTTTGCAATTCACTTATTAAACAATCACATTGAAAACAAACCGAGTGAAAAAAGAATTAAAGAAATTCTATTGTCAGCATTAGAGATTGAAAAAGAGTTCATTACTGAATCTCTACCAGTTTCACTTATTGGTATGAATTCAAATTTAATGAAACAATATCTTGAGTTTGTGGTTGATGGATTATTAGTAAAATTTGGATGTAAAAAACAATTTAATGTTGAACAACCGTTCAAATTTATGGAACAAATCGCAGTTGAAACAAAAGGTAATTTCTTTGAGTCAAGAACTGTTGAATACCAAAAGGCTAAATTAAATGAAACTTTGTCCTTTACTGACGATTTCTAATTTATTACTTATATAGAACTATGATGTCACTTAAAATTAAAAAAAGAAGTGGAGATGATTCGTCATTTAATCCACAGAAAATTTATAACCGTATCAAAAGAGCTTCAAAGGGGTTGAGTGTCAACTCCGATGAAATCTTTATTAAGGTTATCACTTCAGTACCAACTGAAGGTATTATTACAACAAAAGAATTAGATAAGTTAATCTATGAAATTGCTGCGGCATTTACAGGTAGTCATCACGATTACTCAAGATTAGCTTCGTCAGTTGCTATTTCATCTTACCATAAGGAAACTGACCCAAGTTTTTCAAACACAATGCATTTGTTACATGGTGAAGGTATCATCAATGAAAAATTAATGGAGACTATTGAAAAATACGGACCTTCTAACATTGATGAAGTTATCAATCACGATAATGATTATAACTTTGATTATTTTGCTTGGAGGTCACTTGCTGAAATGTATCTTTTAAAATTGTCGGAAGGTAAAGTAGTTGAACGTCCACAACATATGTATATGAGAGTTGCTCTTTGGGTGACTAACACATTTGAGGAGGCGGTTGAGTATTACCAAGCGTTATCAACACAAAGAATATCTCCGGCAACACCAATCATGATTAATGCTGGTACTAAAACACCACAACTTGCTTCTTGTGTTCTTCATTATAATGATTCGGATTCAAGAGAAGGTTTGTTAAATACCATGAGAGATATCTCAACCTACTCATCTGACGCTGCGGGTATCGGATTATCAATGTCTAACATTCGTAGTAAGGAGAGTCGTATTTCATCTTCAGGTGGATATGCTGGTGGATTATTAAAGTATTTGAAGATTGTTAACGAGTCACTTCGTTTCTTTAATCAACAAGGACGTAGACCTGGTTCGGCAGCGATTTACTTGGAACCTTGGCATAAAGATATCTTTGACTTATTGGAAATTAAAAAGAACACAGGAGCTGAGGAATTAAGAGCTCGTGATTTGTTTACAGCACTTTGGATTCCTGACAACTTTATGAACGCAGTTAAGAACAACAACGATTGGTATTTGTTTTGTCCTAACGATATTATTAAGGCGGGTATCAAACCATTACAAGAAAGTTACGGTGATGAATATGAAGAAAATTATAAATTAGCCGTAAGTATGGGTCTTGGTAAGAAAGTTAAGGCTCAGGAAATTTGGAATAAGATTATTGAATCACAAGTTGAAACAGGGGTTCCATACTTATGTTCTAAAGATAGTGCTAATAGAAAGACAAACCATCAGAACATTGGTGTAATCAAACAATCAAATCTTTGTAATGAGATTTACCAGTATACTGACGAGAAAACTACAGCAATCTGTACTCTTTCATCTATGGTGTTAAAGAACTATGTAAAAGATGGTGAGTTTGATTTTAAAGGGTTGTATGATGAAACCCGTAAGGTTGTTAGAGCATTAAATAAAGTAGTTAACATTAATAGTTATTCAACTGAAAAAGGTCATAAGGGTGGATTAGACCAAAGAGCAATTGCTATTGGAACTCAAGGACTTGCGGATGTATTCTATTTGATGGATTACATCTTCACATCTGAAGAGGCTCGTAAATTAAATAAAGAGATTTTTGAAACAATCTATTTCGCAGCAATCACTGAAAGTAACAGATTGTGTATAGATGGTAAGTATGAACCATACACTCACTTTGAAGGGTCACCAATGTCACAAGGGGTATTCCAATTTGATATGTGGGGATTGAAAGAAGATGAGTTATCAGGAAGATGGCCTTGGGGGACACTAAAAGAAAATGTTAGTAAATACGGAGTTTGTAACTCATTATTTACGGCTCAAATGCCTGTAGCGTCTTCAGCTAAGATTACAGGGTCATATGAAATGACAGAACCTGCTCATTCAGCAATTTTCAACAGACGTGTAATTGGTGGTGAGATTATGATTGTTAACAAGTATTTGATTAGTGATTTTGAGAAGATTGGAATTTGGTCTGAGGACTTAAAGAATGAAATCATTATGAATGAAGGTTCAATTCAAGGAATTAACTTCTTGAATTATTTGGACCCTGAAGATAAAAGATATAACTTTAAAGTTAAGAGAATTGAAAGACTGATTGAAAAGTATAAAACAATTTGGGAAATCTCACAAAAGGCATTGATTGAAATGGCGGCTGACAGAGCACCGTTCATTGACCAATCACAATCAATGAATATCTATATGTCAAACCCAACATTGTCAAAGATTTCATCATCACATTTTTATGGATGGGAAAAAGGATTGAAAACACTTTGTTATTACGTTAGAACAAGAGCAATCTCAACGGGAGCTAAACACTTGGCTATGGACGTATCAAAAATTAACAAACCAAAACCAACACCTGAACCACCAAAGGTTGATTACAGTTATATGAATCTACCTGACAAACCTGAAAATAGTGAATTTGATTGTTTTGGTTGTTCTTCTTAAAAAAATCCGATGTGTTATCCCGAGCTAGGTCGGGATTTTTAATTTCATACTATTTATGAAATATGGGTAATGGTGTAACATACGGTATTAATTTTCCTTTTGGTGATTCCTTAACTGGAAAATATCTTAATTTATCTGAAACTACTAGTGATGAGATTAAAAATAATTTAATACATTTATTATTAACTCGAAAAGGTAGTAGATATTTTTTACCTGATTTTGGTACAAGATTGTATGAATATATTTTTGAACCATTAGATGGACCAACATTTAATGATATTGAATCGGAGATTAAAGATTCTGTGGAGACATATATACCTAACTTATTGATAACATCAATAAGGGTTACCGCTCTTTCATCAGAAGAAGCCGGACCATATGTTACAACAGAAGGAAATGTTGTAAATACACAATTAACAATACCAGGATTAGCAACTAAAGAATATACTGCTAAAGTAAGAATTGATTATCAAATAACAAATGATGTCTTTAACTCAAGTAGTTTTGTAATAATTAATATATAATATGGCAAACAAACAAATATCATACACAACAAGGGACTTTCAAAATATAAGACAAGAGTTAGTAAATTTTGTTAAAGCTTACTATCCTGAGTTAATTCAAAATGTTAATGATGCAGCGGTTTTCTCAGTATTTTTAGACCTTAATGCTGCAGTTACGGATAATTTACATTATCATATTGATAGAGGTATACAAGAAACTGTTTTACAATATGCTCAACAGAGTTCATCAATATATAACATTGCGAGAACATATGGACTTAAAATACCTGGACAAAGACCGTCAGTTGCTTTAGTTGATTTTTCAATTGTAGTTCCTGTTGAGGGAGATAAAGAAAATATTAAATATTGTGGAATATTAAGAAGAGGTTCACAAGTATACGGAGCTGGACAAGTGTTTGAAACTGCAAATGATATAGATTTCTCAAAGGAAACAAATAGTGAAGGTTTTAGAAATAGAACTAAAACACCAATTCAAAACGCAAATGGTACAACAATAAATTATAGAATTACTAAAAGAGAACCCGTAGTTAATGGTATTACTAAAGTATTTAGAAAAACAATTACTACCTCTGAGTCAAGACCATTTTTAGAATTATTTTTACCTGAAAAAAATGTTTTAGGTGTTACAAGTGTTTTATTAAAAGATGGACTAAACTATAATAATGTTCCGTCTGTTGAAGAATTTTTAGGATTAAATAATAGGTGGTATGAGGTTGACGCTTTAGCACAAGATAGGATATTTGTAGAAGACCCGACAGGTTCACAAAGTGCGGCTGGAAAAAAAGTTGGCAGATATCTTCAAACAAGTGATAAATTTATAACTGAATACACACCTCAAGGATTTTTAAAAATGACATTTGGTGGGGGAAGTCAGTCAACAGATGAACTATTAAGAGAATTTGCTAGAAATGGTACACCTTTAGATTTATCCAAATACTCGAACAATTTATCTTTAGGTTCAACAATCACACCAAATACAACATTATTTGTTCAATATAGAATTGGTGGTGGATTGGGGACTAATTTAGGTACAGGGGTTATCAACCAAATTGGTACGATAAATTTTGCGGTTAATGGGCCAAATCAATCAATTAATAGTTCGGTTATTAATAGTATGTCTTGTACCAATGTTACCGCAGCTGTTGGAGGTGCTAATGTACCAACAATTGAAGAGGTTAGAAATTTAATTGGATTTAATTTCTCTTCTCAAAATAGAGCGGTAACAATTAATGATTATAACTCAATTTTGAGAAAAATGCCGTCTCAGTTTGGAGCACCGGCTAAAGTTGCAATAACTGAAGAGGATAATAAAATTAAAGTTAAAATGTTAACGTTTGATGACGAAGGTAAATTAGATTCAAATTTAACAAGTAGTTTAAAAACAAATGTGTCAAATTATCTCTCAAATTATCGAATGATTAATGATTATATTTCAGTTGAAAGTGCTGAGGTTATTGATTTAAAAATTGATATTAGTGTAGTATTAGACTCAACACAAAATCAAGGAGCTGTTGTTACAAATATAATTAACACTGTGGATACTTTTTTTAGTCCTTTAAACAGGAACATGGGTGAAAATGTTTATATGTCAGAATTAAAAAGATTAATACAATCATTAAATGGTGTTTTATCTATTAGTGAGCTAAATGTATTTAATTTAGTTGGAGGTTTATATTCCTCAAATCAAACATCTCAACCGTATAGTGATAGTGCTACAAAACAAATTGGATTGATTAATGAAACATTATTTGCAACACCATCACAAATTTATCAAATTAGATTCCCAAATAAGGACATTACTGTGAGTACTTTAAATTTAGGTACTGTTAATTTCTCTTAACTTTCGAACATAATTTACTATTTTGAAAATAGTAGCTAAACTATTTATTAAAAAAGTAAAATGCCGAAGTCATATAGAATACGTACCCAATTAGGTATTAATCAAAATATCCCTGTTAAGATACCTATAGTTTTAGAACAAAATTTTGATACTTTAGAAATTTTGTCTTTGGCTATTCGTCCTGATGACATCTACATTAGAAGTTGTTCGGATTATGGTGTTGTTTGTGGTAGAATATTCTGTAATAATGGTTTTGGTATTCCTAATGCGAGAGTTTCAGTATTTGTTCCAATCGAGGACATAGATACACAAAATGACTATATTGCATCATTATATCCTTACACAAGTTTTACAGATATTAATGAGGATGGATATAGATATAATCTTTTACCTTACACTCAGTCGCACTCAGGTCACGTACCTGTAGGAACTTTTCCTGAACGTTTAGATGTTTTAACAGATAAACCACTTATTCAGGTTTATGAAAAATATTACAAGTTTACAGTTAAAACAAATGAGTCGGGTGACTACATGATTTTTGGAGTTCCAGTGGGTCAACAAACTTTATTTATGCAAGTTGACCTTTCAGATATTGGTGAGTTTTCATTAACTCCTCAGGATTTGATAAGAATGGGATTGGCAACTGAAGATACTGTTAATGGTTCAAAATTTAAAACATCAACAAATTATGCTGAGTTACCACAAATTATAACAAGTCAAAAGACTGTTCAGATTGAACCATTCTTTGGTGAATTTGAGATTTGTAATTATAACATTGCAAGAGTTGATTTTGATTTAACTTCTGAAGCTAATGTTAAACTTGAACCTACTGCGGTTTTTATGGGTTCAATAATATCTACTGACGACACACAAAAAGTTGGTAAAAACTTTAAATTTTTAAATCAAACACAATCGGCATGTAAAGTTAAAAGGACTGCTGGTGAATTATGTACCATGACCACAGGTCCGGGTCAGATAGTGGCTTTGAGACAAACAATCTTCAATGATAAGGATGGTAGACCAATTTTAGAACAAGCTCAATTAGATAATGATGGTAAAGTTATTGACGAAAATGGTGTATGGGTATTAGAAGTACCTATGAACTTAGATTATGTATATACCGATGAGAATGGGGTTAAAAAAATAAGTAATGACCCTAAATTGGGAGTACCTACAAGAGGTAAATATAGATTTAAAGTTAAGTGGTCTCAATCACCTGCTTTAAGTGACCCAACTAAAAGAGCGTATTTTTTAATACCAAACATTAAAGAAAGAGGATGGGAAGACCCATTTACTGACCCAATATTAACCCCATTTGGTACATTTGAAGCTACTGACCCTAGTACTACATTACCTGATGGTGATTTAGTTACTTTAAATCTCCCCGTGACCCAAGGACAAATTATTAGAATTAAAACAGTTCAGAATGTTAAAGATTTGACAATTACTGACCCTAATGGTAATCCTTATCTTAGTCAAGTATTTAGAGAACCTGGAACATATATTTTGCAATTTTATAGAGAAGACCCTGCGGCTCAATATCTCTTCACATTTTATAATATTCCTTTTGATAGGTTTATGTTGGAAGGTTCTTATGCTTTCAGTTTAGATTGGAATGATTATGCGGTACCTGATGAGGCAATTAATTGTAGAGATACATTTTATGATATGTCGTATAATAAAGTTTATACAACAACTCAGTTTATTGATAGGTATCAGGGTAGTCGATTTGCTTGGAATACTGTTGGTGTTAAAAAAATTACTGATACAAGTTGTCAGGGGGATTATAACACATTTCCAACTAATGACGCTTTCTATAGGTTTGATTTTATTTATTTAGTAATATCATTTTTCTTAAATGTATTTAAGTTTCTATCTCTACCGATTTTATTTATTATACATGTTCTTGCGTGGTTAATGACAACTGGTTTACCATTGTTATTTCTTTTCTTAATTGCGTACTTGACTGTTCAAGCTGCTCAAGACGCTAGTGCGGCGATTTCTTTTTACTCTAATGTTGTAACTGTGGGAGTTGGTCTTGGTGCGGTTACAGTATTTAACTGGGGAATTCTTGCTCTTGCGATTTTGTACACCATATACGTAGCAATATATATAGGTTTAGCGGTTTTATTGACGACCCAATTAGATAAAATTAAAGAGATTGGAAATAAATTGAAAAATTTTACTCTACCATTAGTTTTATATACCGATGATGGATGTGAACGATGTAAGTGTAATTCATCAACATCTATTGACACTGAAATGGATGGTTCATTAGGTTCGTTCCCACAACCACCTGGTGACCCTCAAACATCTTTTTTAATTAATTCAACAGCGACTGTGACATATAATGGAATAGCTGCAAATCAAATAAATAATTACGCTCAAGTATTCGGAGGTTCTTTAGATGTTAATATAAAAAGATTCCCAATCCAAGAAACGTATTATAATAGTGATGAAGGAGAATTAACTCTTACGGGTGAATTTTATACAACAACTGTATTACCGACTTCTGAGTTATATAACTTATTTAATACTAAATCAAAATATTTTAATAACGTTCCTGGTTTTGGTGATGGTTTCGAACTCGGTTGGAACCAAATAAAAGTTAAATGGTTTCCCACTGAAAATCCGGCACCTACTGCTCACCACTTAGATAATATTATGGTTTTAGTCTTAGATAAATCAGCGCCTGATTATACATTAGGTCAATTATTATCATTTCAAGACGATGAGTTAAGTGGAGATGCAAATAAAAATGTAACAACTGGTACAACTATTTTTCCGGCATCAATAAATGTAAATTATGCTAACCCTGATTTTCTGTCAAATAACGGGTCTAATTTAAACACAACATATATTGTACCTGTTTTATCTTCAACAACATCTGTTTCTGGAACAAGTTCTTTTGCTTCGGATGTTGAATACTTCCAAGTTATCACAGGAATGACTATTGGACAATACGAATCATTAGCAAATCCAAATCCTGACGTATTAAGTTTTGGTGTTAGATATCTCCAAAGAATTACTCCGTCAATCGGTCAAAGTGTACTTAAAATTCCAATGATTAGGACATTAGGTGGAAATAACGCTAGTAACGTAGTTTATGGTAATGATTCAACAGACATTTATTTAACTAATTATATTACTGATTATGATGAATATAAAATAGTTTTATTACAACGTGGTATAGATGCTCATTCACCTAGAATCCCTCAACAGATTGATTTATCTCGAATATTTGGATTTCCTACATATAATAGTGGTTTAGTTATTAGTGGAGAATTTAAAATGAATTATCCTATTACAGGAACAATTTATTCAGAAAGACATGATAACACATTAAATAATACTTCAAACTTATTTA